AAGGGTAAGATTTATGGTTGTTTGCGAGGCATTATTGTTACAAGCAATAATTGATTCAATAACAGCAAAGTCAAAATCACCGCCTGTGGGTGCTGTGTAAAATGTAGTAACACCTGTGCTTGTTAAATAAACTTTAGAGTTAGTTGCTCTTTGTATGTATTGATCTTTAGATGCTAGGTGCATTATCTCCTACCTCTATTGCGTACATCTAGTCTAATCTTTCCTACTTGAAAATCTTGTGTGGTACTGCCTGTAACTGTCAACGAGACTTGTCGTGCAGTAAACCTAGCATCGGTGTAGCCATCACTTTCAAAAATAAATGATCCAAAGTCCGTTTCAGGGCCTAGTGGAGTAAATTTACCTTTGAAACTAAGGGTGACACCTGGAAGTGTATTAGCCTCTTCGTCTGGAAGTATTTGATTGCATTGAACATAATTATCACCATTGCCTATTTCAATAGGCCCAGAGGTTGCAAACGGAACAGAAGAGCCTAAGTTTGGTGAGTTGCCTAATAGTGTTGATTCGTGTTGATAAATAAAACCAGCGTTATCTGCTGAAGTTGGAAAATCAAACACACCTTGGTCAACCCAACATCCTCTGTCTAGTTCACCAATAGACCAAACATTTTCACCATAGTTCCAAATCACATATTTGTTCGGTGCGTATTGTGTATCACCGCTTGGAAATCCCCACCAAATCTCGTTGAAGTTAGAGTTGTGTCCACCCCAACAAGCCTTTCTGCCTGGAACATTTAATTGATCGTAAACGTAATCATGCACTTCGCATGGTATTTCTCTAACATTACCATCGTAAACAAAGAAAGAGTTTTCACCCATCCATGATAAGAAATTACCAGTTGTAACAATAGACCTTCTACTAACTGTTTTACAGTTAGTTCCAGCATCAGCAATACCATAAACAAAAGGTGAACCAGCATAAAACATTCTGCTAATACCAGTATCACTAAAAATGATAATGTCATTACCATGTGATGCTGCCATCATAGCTCTACCACCTGTAGGGATTTGTAAATCACCTGCGGTGTTAGTAGCTTTAGATGTCCAGTTGGTATTATCTTCTCTGTCTGACCATGAGATTTTTCTTGGATCTCCGCCTGAACCAATAGCAACCAAATGTCTTTCATTGGTTACGATAATCGCTTGACACCCTGTGGGTGCGTTGGTCACAACTGTTCCGATGGTATCGGCTGTACCGCTTGAGTTTGGTCGCCATTTATAAATCTTTCCATCACCAGAGAAACAAAAGATTAAATGTTCACCCCAGTTGTCAAAAGAAAAATGACCTGTATCTAAAGGTAAACCTGATTGTGAACGAGCATCACCATAATCTTCTACGTTGTAATGATATGCACCATAACCAAGGGGATCTTGACTTGTATCATTAACAAAGCCTACTGGTGTGATATCAGTCCAGGTGTTGTCGTATAAAACATAAACCTTTTCTCTTGTACCAACTGCTAATACTGGTTGGCCCAAGTTATCGTTGTAGGCGTACATCCCAATGGGTGCGCCTGTTAATGCTGTTGCTCTAAGTTTTGTCCAGCCACCAATAGGTTTGAGGTAGCCATTTTCAAAGCGAACTAAATTCCCGTCAACCCAACGACCTTTGTTGGCATAATCAGTTCCGTTTTTGACTATACCTGCGGGTGGAGTAATTGGTAATAATGCCATTCACTTATCTTTTAATATTAAAATTTAAAGCCAATAAATGTATTAAATTACCAACTTTAGAAATAAACAAATCATCTTTTGTTGATGGTGTAAAGTTAGCAACAATACTTGCTAGGCAAACTATAAATGTTGTTGTGTTAATAATGTCTACAATGTATTCCATATTATCCTACCAGTTGTTTAGTTTCGCTTGTTGGATTAATTTGATCTGCAATGTTTGCATGAAGGCTATCTTTTAAAGATTGTACTTTTTCTTCACCCATCGCACTTTCAACCCAGCCTTGTACCTCTGCTGAAGTTACGCTGTCAAAGTCTATAAAGCCTGACAGGTCTGATGTGTCTAATACTTGAGTACTATCAACATCTGCTATATAAGGATTGCCCTCTGCATCTACTTGAGTATCAATAGCGTTTAGTCGCCAATGCACGTTATAAATAACGTCAGTGTAGTCTCCGTCAGTAGGGTATACATCTACTGTGTTTACATTCCAGCTATATGATATTGCCATGTTATGCGTTCTCCAGTGTTTCTATTCTAGCTTCTAGTTCTTGTATTGTTTTTACTGCGTGAGCAAGTATTCCATAATAATCTACTCCCCTTATAGTTTCGTTTCCTTCTTCATCTTCCTCACCACCATTTACTAAAGATGATTTTACTGTTTCTACTTCTTGGGCAATAAAACCTGCTTTATGTACAGGACTTCCTATTAGATTAAATGAAACAGGATTTAGAGATTTAATAAGAGCTGTTGAGCCATCAGGTATATCTACAATATTTTCTTTTAATCTTCTGTCCGAACTTACTGAGCCTGTAGCTGTAAGATTACCATTGTAATAAAAAGTAAATTGCGGAGATGAATTTGATATTGTTCCCTCACTCTCACCAAGAGCTAGTTTCATAAACATTGCACTACTACTTCCTGCGGAAGCAGACCTCATGCTTGTTTTTAAATTATTTGTACCATTTCTTCCAAAAGCTATACCAGTATCAGAACTATTTTGTGTTTCAACAAAAAATTGAACACTGTCCCCACTGCCTGAGGGTTTAACTATAGTCTTACCAGCAGTATCAATCCTTATTTTTTCAGAGTCATTTACACCAAATGTTAAAGGTAAAGAGTCTAAAGTTGATAATCGTCCATAAGAGCCATTAGTAAACATAAATAATTGCTGTGTACCTCCTGTACCAATATTTACTGTAGCTGAGCTAGTACCATTAACGGATAAAACTGTTCTGTCTGATGCAGTGCCAAATGCACTTGCGGTTCCAACTCCAACATTTCCAGAGCTATCAATAGTTGCTCTTAAAACTCCTTCTCTTGTTGCTGCTGAACCTGTAAAAAATCTAAGTGCTGTAGCAGGATTTTGTTCCCCAAAGCCACCGCCAATATTTACTAGGTTTGTATCAGCAGCAGCAGAGTTGCCACCTATAAGAGTGAAGCCTTCTGTTTCTGTACCTGAATCATGTTGCTGTGCTGTTATTGCAGTGTATTTTGCAGCATCATCTGTTGTTATACCCAGTTGTATATTACCGCCAGTTGTAGTATTACCTGCTATAGAAGATTGAATTCCCCCAGAAACTAAAGTACCAGTAACAGTTGCACCAGTAGAAGATGTTTCAAATTTCTTAACATTATTATGATATAAGTCTACTGAGCCATCTGTAGTAAAAATTGCTTTTACTTCCGTTCCAGCATAATTATAAATTTTAACATCATCAGCTTTTAATCTTAAATCTGCTCCATTACTATTAATATAACTATCAGATCCATCGTGAAAGATTTCTAAGTCATCGCCAGTTCCAAAGATAGCTTTTGCACTATCGTCAAAGTTTGCGGAAGCAAATTTAACATTGACTGCTGTACCAGTTGCTGCAAAAATTGCATCAACTGCATCTAAGTCAGCATTTATTTTTGTTCCCCAAGTATCAGTAGATGCACCGACCTCTGGCTTGGTTAAGTTTAAATTCGTTGTAAATGTATCTGCCATAAAAAATTACCTGTTTTAAGCTGCTATATCAGTCCAATTCGTTGTTGATGGTGTCTGATTTGTCCAAGTTGTTGTAGCTGGAGTTTGCGTTGTATAAGTCGTAGTCGCTACAGTCTGGTCATTCCATTTTAAACCACCTATCGCAGAAACACCACTTAATTCTGCTATCGTGGAAGCTCCAAATAATTTAAGTCCACCCAATGCAGTCATTTCACTTGTTTGTGCTATGACTGAATCAGCACCAATAATAAATCGTCCTGTGGCTGCAAAGTTTGAAGTTTGTGCGGATGTAGCCTCGCCTAATGCAATGCGTACACCACTTGCTGCAAAGTTTGAAGTTTGTTCTATTGTTGCTACACCATCTAAAACAATGGTTGCATCTCCAGTCAATCCTGAAGTTTGTGCAATGGTAGCCGAGCCAAGATTAACTATGTGGCCCGTAGATGTAAACGCTGATGTTTGTGCAATCGTGGCTTCTCCACGATCTATTTGTCTTGCTGTTGCAGCGAACTCAGATGTTTGAGCTATAACCGCAGATCCTAACTTAACTACCTCGGCTGTTGCATTAACACCAGAGGTTTGAGCAATGGTTGCTGCACCTGGTTTAACTACAAGAGCGGATGATGTAAATGCAGAGGTTTGCGCTAATGTTGCTTCACCTTTAACAAACTGTATTCTACCAGTCGCAGCAAACCCAGATGTTTGAGCTATTGTTGCGGATGCTTCCTGATATTGCGGAGTACCATAAGCAGCAATCCCGTAGTTATAAGCACCATAGCCTACTGAGGCCATGTTATTAAGCTAAAGTAACGTCTAAATCGCCAGCGTCAAATCTGAATACATCACCGCTTGAAACTGTCTTAGATGCAGTTAATGCTGCCCAAGCCATTAAGTTTCCACTAGATGATGCGTCAAAAATTCCAACATGAGTTACAGTTCCCCATGCGCCAGTTGCAGTTGCAAATTCTACTGCTGCGCCATTGGTTGCTGTTGTTGGAGAAGTTCCGCTAACTGTCATAGCTGCCATGCTTTTACGAGCATAAGAACCGCCAGAACATTCTGTTCCACCGCCTGTATCAGATGGTGCTGCTGTAAATAAGCCAACATATAATGTAGTTGGTGCTGTGTAAGCACTTCCACCAAATACATGATCTAATACTTTGTCCTCTAAATAATCTGTAAATCCAGCCATTCTATTCTCCTATTAATTGTTCGCCCAGTAATACATTCGTTTACCAGTCTTTCCGTAAGTTTTTCTTCTCTGCATTAAAGATCCTTTTCCAAATGCAGCCTTTTCTTGTTCTAATCTTATTTCTTCTAATGCCTTTTCAAACTGATTAGTGAATAAAGGTATTCTTTCATCTTCCATTAAAAATATACTAGCGTGTTTTAATGCACCATATAAATAAACGTCTGGATGATCCGTTGAAACAAAGTTAGTTGTATTAGAATCACTTAACGCATTTATTTTAGCATAGTAAGTGAGCTGTAGGGTATAAGAACTGTCAGGAGTTGGTGCTAATTCTATTGAATCATCTACCATTGCATAATAAATTGGTTGGCCCGTAATATTATTATTTGCTTTTCTATATACATCTAAACTTTCTATGGATTGTTGAAACAATGGTGAAAAGTTATTAGATGTAACTTCTATGTTGATGGCTTCTTGCCAATCTGTCGGTACAGTTAAATATTGGCTATCTGCTGTTGCAGTAGCTCTTTTAATCATTTCTTTTGTGCGTAATCTTCTATTGAGTTCAGCTTCGGTGCTGTCAATAAAGGTATCAATGTATGAAGTTAAATC